CCACCGCCCTGCGCATGGGCAAGTCTGGCCACCAGACGATAAGCGATTGGGAGCGGGGACTGCGGCCTATTCCCGGCCCCGTTCAAGTGGCGATGGAGCATCTGGCAAACTGCCAAAATGGAGCGCGAAAGCTGCTTGCGATGAAAGCTCCCGGCACCTCCTACGAACGCAGATGCCTTGAAGGCCAACACGATGGCTGCACCGAGTTTAAGATCATCACGCTTTCCCTCAAGCGCGGCATGGAACTGCAAAAGGAGATTGGGTGATGGGCGCTAATGTAGCTGTCAGCATTGTGTCGCCACACGGCGGCAAAACCAAAATGGCCCTAAACCCTGATCAAGTGGCGCAACTGGTCGATATTCTGGACGGTCACCGCGATATGCGTGGGTCGTTTGGAACGTGGTTCGTCGCCAATCTAATTCCCCATGCAGATGAAAGGCCAAAGCCATGACCACCCCAATGACCCGCGATGAGATTGTGGAACTGATGGCATGAGCCGCTGGTTCGCTGATCGTCGGCAGGAGTTCATCGCCGCTACTCTGCGTCAATTCGGGCAGATACGCCGTGCTGATATTATCCGCGAGTTTGATGTTTCAACCCCGCAGGCAAGTAACGACATCGCCGCATTTCTGGCAACCAAGCCAGCGCACGTGAAATACGATGTTAGCGCCAAAGCCTACATTTTAGAGGAGTAACCGGAATGAGCATCACGATACCAACATGGCTTCTTTACGCGATTGGTGGAGTGGCCGCTCTTGGCGTTCTACTGCTGGCGGCACTAGGCGTTCTGTTCATTGTCGCGCTCTGGAACTGGAGGCCCTACTGATGGAGCGCGATGAACTGGAGGACTTCCTAGAGGAAGCGATCAGCGACAGTCTGGAAATGGACTGGCGACCGCGTGATGGCGCAAAGTCCATCCTCCGCGCCCTCGAAGCAGCCGGTTGCCAGATCGTGCAGGGTGAGCCGGATAGTTGGCTTTACCGGAAGCACGATAGATTTGCGGAACCATTCGCCGAGCGTCACCCTGAACTTGTCGAACAAGGCTGGACAGAAACCCCGCTATTCGCTGGCAAGGTGCAGCCATGAGCGACTATGGCGACCAGTGCCGTGAACTGCGCGATGCCAAGCGGGAAGCCCGCGCCAAGTATGGTGTGGATTGTCCCGTCTGCGTTGAGAAGCTGCCTAAGGCTAACCCTTCGATCTTGCTCCCGCAGCAGGTCTGCAAAATCCACAAGTATCGTGACCCGCGCCCGCACGATCACAGCAAAACCATGTGGGGCGTAGCTGGATATGAAAAGGTGCAGCCATGAAGCGCGCAGACCCACGGGAGATTGCGAAGGGGCTTAGTCCTGCACAGGCGAAGGCGTTGCTGGCCATCCCAACTAAGCGGGACTTTAAGCCTGAATACTACGGCCAATGGTCTTGCCTGTCACACCTCAAGGCCAAGCGTCTGATCAACGGGGTGAAGGAAGGCATGGCCGGTATGGGTAAGACCGCCCTGCATCGGATTACACCAACCGGCTTGGCTGTCCGCGCAATTTTGGAGAACGAGTATGACTGACACACAAGCACTGATCGAGCGGCTAATAGCTTGGGCAATGGATGCTGATTGCGGCCTGAAAATGGTTGGAGCAGGCCAAGACCTAAAGGCTGCCGCAGCCGCCCTCACCGAAGCCGAAGCCAAGCTGGCGAAGATGCAAAGATCGCGCGACCGTTACCGTGAGGCATGGGAAGCCGAAAAAGCCCGCGCCTGTCTGGCCGAATTGGGAGAAGGATGATGGATGATCTTACGCCGCCGCATTGGGGTGCGCCAGACCCCATGACAGAACTAGCCCGCAGGTGCGAAGATGCGGACACCTATCCAAAGCCCGAACACGGTTGGACTTGTTTCCACTGCGGCGAAACCTTCAAGACCATTGGCGGTGCCCGTGATCACTTTGGTTTTGAGCCGTCGAGTGACCCGGCTTGTAGGATCAAACTCGGTGCCGAACGCGGCCTTGTGATGGCGCTGCGAAAGGCTGAAATGGAGATTGCTGATATGCGGCAGGACTTCGCCAACGAGAACACCGAAGCTGCCAAGCAACACTATTCGCAGGCTTCGCGTCACCAGCACCAACTCACTGCCGCAGAAGAGGCCGGATATGAACGTGGACTGTCTGATGGCCGTGCGGCCGCCCTACGCGCAGGAGGTGAGAATGGTTGAGTTGAAGGGGTGTCCGGAGACGATGTTGCCGGAACTGCTTTCGACTTTCCGGCCATTGACGCCAAAGTCGCGTTGAACGCGGCCTCGTCTCCGACTGGATCAGCTTCGCGATCTTTGGCGAACTGGTCTAGCTTACCCTCTTCACGGGCTTGGCGGAGCGTTTTCATTTGCCTCCCTTAATGCTGGAATGCGGAACACGGCCATCGTTAGGTCGGTAAGAACTGCCAGATTGAATAGGACAATCAGGATAGCAGCGGAATTAATGCTGGCATTCAAATGCTGCCCCTCAAGCGTAGGCTTTACAATCACCAAGACGAAAGCCGCCGCAAAAAGAAAGAGCAGAGCATAAGCGCACTGACGCACCGCTGCGCGGGCCTCAATGAAGGACTCGTTCGAGCGTTCCTCAAACTTGTTCAACTCAAGGTGTAGGTTATCAGCAGAGGCTAGCGTGATTGTGACCACTACGCCGAGGAACGACAGCAGTTTCCATGTCACGAACCCTTTGAAGAACGCGTTTCCGTCATCGCTGAGATAATAGGGCGCACAAATGCTAACTGAGATCAGCACTGTTGTCAGTGCGATCAGCGTCACCCATGCCAGCGTCTTGCTCACGTCCCAGCGCCTCTCCAAGCCATTTTTTTACCGCCTCTTTTGTGTCTTTCGACAGATTTAAGATGCTTTGCATCTTAACGGTCAATCTTCGGCTTGTCGATGAGTATATTGCCGACGCAGCAATAGCTGTTGTCCTTGCTTGGGCTAACGCCCAAACTCCACCGCAGGAATAGCCACACCAGCATCGATCAGGGATTGCGCGTCCTGTTGCACTTTTGCGAGGCGGAGGCTGTTTCCGGTGAGGAGGTCGAAGTCGGTGCGGGATAGGGCAACCATGTCGGCATCTGGACCGGATCTGTCATTGACCGGGGCAGGGTTATCGGTTCCGGGCAAACCGGGATTGACGGGGCTACATGCTTTGGCCCGCACGCGGTGAGCATTGGCATAAGCAAGGCCAGCAGCGCGGCCCCTCGCATAGTATTCAGGCGCATCGGCGTTTGACCTTTCGGCAATGGCCTGCGACTTAGCGGCAGGCGCGTGATTAACGGCAATCTGGTTTTCGGTTGCGGTGACTTGCGCGGCTTCCATAGCGGCTAGTTGCGCCAAAGCCTGTTGCTTGCCCCGCCATTGCCAGCCAGCAGCCACCAGAGCGACGATAAGCGCCGCTTGTAAGGGATAGGCCCGGACCAAGCCGAACACGCTTAGAGCGGCGTTTTTGAGCCATGACGCAAAGCCGAGTAAGCGGAGGAGGATCACCACAGGCCCTCGACCATATGGCGCACCATCGCTTCGGCTTCGGTGTAACCCCAAAGGTTCGTGCCAGTCGGCCATAAATCGGTTTCGTAGGGGGTGCCGGGGTTCAACGGAGCGGGTGGTACGAATGTGATAAAGTTGTCAGGCCGGAATGGCTTCGGCAGCTTCCACATTAGAAAACGCGCCGCCATGTGTTTGATCTGTTCATCCGTCATAAAAAAACCTCCGTTTGATCGGTTCCGCAGCCCATGCATTTGACCCAGAACTTGCCGCCCTTTTTGTAGGCTGTCATCGCCTCAGAGCCGCACTTGCATTGCAGAATAAGTGCATCATCAGGCCCGCCGAATGGCCATCGCGTGTGGCCTTGCGGAAGTGAACAGGACGGGCAATCGAGGCCGCTGATCGTCCCTATAGGACCGATACCGCGCCAAGTGTGATTGCAAGCTAGGCAGATGCACTCACCTTCCCAATGCGGTTGGCGTTCTTCGCGAGCTTTGGCGAGGGATATGACGGTCATCACAACCCCTTCAAACACAACTGCCGCTCAGTGTTGCGGCGATTGACCAGACCTTGCACCCGCTTTCCGCCAGCCATTGACCATGCCATGAAGGCATTGCAGGCATCTTTCCACCGGCCCGCGCTGAATTGCCGCGCCACGGTGGACTTGCGATAGTTTGTGCCGCCGATATTGTAGGCAAGCGAGATTGCCGCCGCGAGCTGGTTATCATGGCCGCGCAATTCCGGATTGCGGTCCAGAACCGGCTTGGCGAAGTCTGCCAGCCCATCGGATAGCATGGCCTTGCATTCGGCATCGCTATAGCGGCGCATCTCGACGCGGGTTTCGCCGTAGCAAACGGTCTGGACGTGAACGATGTCAAAATACGGATCATTCCGCTTGCCCTCAAACTGGCCCACTATAGCCACGGTGAGCAAGGCGGCAGGCCCGCCAATCAGCGCGACCAGTTTGCCAGATGGCGGCTTTTTGATCGGCGGCGGCGATGGAGACAAGGCGCTTGCACTAACCATTGGTCTTCCCCCGATAGAGCACCAGCAACACACCCGCAGCCGCGCCCGCGTAGGCAATGCGCTGGTCAAATTGCGCGTACAAAGGCGCAGTGCTGCTGATCGCCACCAGCACCGTGCCGAACTTGGTGGACAACATCGCCCATTCGCGGGCGAGGAACGCTTTGACTTTCACCATTTCACAAACCTCCTGCTAGAGCCTTGGCCCCTGCCTTGGCAAACACCCAAATCACGACAAGGCCCGCCGCGAGACCGCTAAGCCACTTTACAGCCTTGCCAAGCACCCCGGCAGCCTTCCACACGCTGACCATACTTTTGATCTCGGCAATATCATCGCTAATCGGCTTGATCGTGGCGCGGAATTCATCCTGACCTTTGATCACCTGCGACAACGCGGCTTCGACCTTGGCTAAAACATCTTCCACATGCGCGAACCTTTGTTGTCCCGAGGCCAGCCTTGCGTGGATATCCTCATGGGTGATTGGTTTATTCTCTTGCCCCCTCATTCACGCGGTCCTTTTCCACATATAAACGACGATATACGGCTGAACGACACTGGTGGCGCTGCCGGTGAAGGTGGGGTCGGTGACGGTATGGGTCAGGCTGGCACTAGGGTTGCCGGACGTAACCGCGTTGTTTGTCATAGTATGGGTCAAGCTGGCGCTCGGCCCTGCCGTAGTGCCGGTTGCCACGCCGCCCGTCGGGTTGCTGGTAGCAATCGCCATGGCGCGGGACGATCCGCCCGTTGCCGTTGACCCCATGACGTTGGTGCCGGTGGTGCTGCCCGTGGTGCCGCCCTGAATATTGTGCGGGTGGGTATGGTTAGGCACATCGGTATAGGTGTGCGTGTGGCTGGCGTGCGCCGCGACCGATACGTCGCTGGTGACGGAGTGAGTATGCGCCGCGTGTGCCGCGACAGCCCCGCCGCTGTTCGTTCCTGCCGCCGCAACAGTCTTTGCGCCGCCCGTTTCTTCCACCGTGTCAAAGTCAGCATCACCGCTGTTCAGGCCCACCAGCACCCGGCCGTCGCCGAATGCGGCCCATGTGCCAAAGCCGAGCAGCGTTGCCGGGTTGGTGGAGACAACGCTGATAAACACCGCGCCCACCGGCCATGCGGCGGCCACCAGCGCGCCGCCTGATAATGTCATCGCGCCGACAATATCCAGCGTCCCGCCGCTCGGCGTGATCGTGTCGGTGGAGTGGTTTAGCTGGAGGCTCATCCGTTATACTCCACTGTCGATACGCGGATGACCCATTCGATGCTGGTTGCCGCCGCGCCGGTTACGGTGAACGCAATGCAGTCATTTGTGGTGTCAGCCGTGGCCGAAACATCCCATCCCGAAACCGTCTCATGCAAAATCTCTTTGACCACCGTGCCGACAATCGCCGTTGTCCCGGCTGTCGTGCGCTTGGCACTGCCTTTCAGGATGTAGCTGGCCCACGCCGCGCCCGAATGGCCCTGAACCATGGCCATAAACGTCACCATCGACGGGTTGCTAGGCAGATATATCTGATTGGTGCCTGCCGCCGCGCCGCCCATCGTCGTGGCCACTTTGGGCGTAGCATCGGCTGTGGTGGCAACTAGGCCATACTCGCCGGATTGCTTGGACGCGGCATAGCCAGACCATTTCACCACACCTTTTACACCTCTGGTGTCCGCAACGCCTAGGGCGACAGAACCGATTGCATCCGAAACCGCACCGCCGCCCATTGCAATGGAATTTGCTGCAGATGCCGTGCAATAAGAACCAAAAGTGACCGATCTGGTGCCACTTGATGTATTGCCAATTCCCATCGCCACGGAACCGGAACCACTGGATATATTATTTGAGCCGGATGCCACTGAATAGTCGCCAGATGCGGTATTGGCATAACCCGCAGCAAAAGCCGACACACCAGACGCAACTTGCGCCGCATCGTTCCGGTTTGTCTGCAAATCGACCGCATAGTCGCCGCGCTTGTTCCCGCCAGTATTGGTATTATCTGCAACCTGCAACTGGAACGCGCCCGTGCCTTTCGGGCCGAACACCGCGTCGGCATTTGTCGCCCCACTGGTGGCTGTCAGACTGTTTGCGTAGACCGTCCCGTTAGGCGCGCTGATGCTCTCGGCTTCCGTCCAGTAGGTCAGCCCACCGCCACCGCCGCTTGCATTAATCGTGGTGCCGCTGATTGAAAGATTGGTGCCGAGCGTCAGCCAAGTGATCGCGCCCGCGCTGTCGTCCCAGAAAAGCAACCTATCCGCATTAGGGTCAGCCAGCGCCGAAATATCGGTCAGCATGGCATCGCCAGCCTGATAGCCCGCGCTGGCATGGTTGCCCCATCCGAATGCAGTAACGCCGTTACCAACGTCCGCACTGGTCGGGATCATATATCCCGCCGTCAAAGTCAGGGCCAAGGTGCCGGTAGTTGTGACCGGAGAGCCGCCTACAGTTAGGCCGGTAGGCGCGGAAAGCGCCACGCTGGTGACAGTGCCGGTGTTGGCGGTCGCACCGTCCGCCACGTTCAGCAGGGTCCGGGCCGTTGCGGCGCTCAATACCTCGGGATCGCCCGTGCCCGCTGTCGAGCGGCCCAGCAGCGAGGCGGTTGCCATATTGGCCATCTTGGCCAGCGTCACCGCGTCGTCTGCTATCTCGGTGGTGCCGACCACGCCCGCATCGAGATTGAACACCGTTCCCGAACCCGAAACGGTGATATCGCCATAGTCGCCATCGGCCAGCGTCCCGCCGACCACCAGATTACCAGAGCCGAGTATCGTTGATCCGTTGACGGTCTTGATATTGGTGGCCGAGACAAGCGTGTCCTGCTTGGCCCCTAGCGCCGAGTTCAGATCGGTCTGCGATGACAAGGTGCCGGTGATCCCGCCCCATGTCGCCGCGCCTGCCGATACCAGCGGCACGGTCGCCCCGGTATCGTCCATGACCTGAAAATCACCGTTGTCGTCAACAAACAGGCGCAGCAGTTCAGCCGCCGGAGCGGTGACAGTGCTTGGAACCCGTTTGCGGAATTTCAACATCAGGCTGGCCATCCTGCATTGACGTTGACTGCTGATAGCGCCGCTTCATCCGATGCACCGGTGATCGCCACGCCGAGGCTTTGCGCGTTGGCATGGCACAGCGCGACATGCTGCCCCACCGCGACACCGACCGCGATCATTTGCGCCGCGTTCATCATGGCGATGGTGTTATCTGCCAGCTTCCATGTGATCGAAAACGGAGCGCCCGCGCTCTGTGCGATCAGCGCCATGGTCACCGCACCGTTGATATTGGCCCGACTGGTCGCATCGCTATCGAAAGTGCCGATGCCCGCGACCGTCACGCCCGCGTCGATTGCCATATCGCGTCGGCCCTTGGTTTCGGTCCACTTGATTGCCTTCTGATCGGCCAACGGAACCGGCACGATCGGGAACATTTCGTCCGCTTCTTCATCGGTCAGTTCGCGCCCAAGTGCGCAGTCGAATATCTTTCTGGTCATTATCGTGCCCTCAAAATGAAGTTGCCGCTGTCAAAAGTCCCTGCGGAAACGGTTGCCTGCAACCAGTTGATCGCGCCGCCCATGCGCCGCGCCAGACCGGGATTAGCGCCGTAAGATGTTGCTGTGGGGGCGGCCCCGAGGTTCATGCCCGAGACGATGGCTATGCCGTTTGCAAAATTGTAATCGATAAATAACATTTCCCCGGTGACGGTATCTGACCCGCCACCAAAGGAGGTCACGGTATTGCTGGCCGTGGTGCTTCCGCCATCCGCCGAAGCGAGGATTGAAAATGTAGCGGCGGAACTGCCAGACACCGCATCGAAGATGATTTCCAAGTCCCGATAGGCGGATGAAATGCTGCTAAAGGTTACTGACGCGCCGCTTGCGGCAGTGGTGGCCAATGTCGTCCAGTCACCCTTGCTGCCATCCGTCCCATTGGTGCCATTTGCCCCGGCCTCGCCCGTGACTTTCGACAGCGCGATGATCCAGTCAGTCTTGGTGCCGCTGCCTCCCGTGCCGGTGACGTTGACGGTCAAGGTTGTGCCGGAATAACTGGTGACCTGACCAAACATATAGTTGGCAGGATTGGCCGCACTGGCGATGGCCACATAGTCATTCGCCGCAAATTGCAGCAATGCCGAAACGGTAAAGGCCTTTGACCCGGTGCCGATGGCGAAAGACGTTGATGATGATCCGATAAAGCCATCGGTGAGCATCGCAGCGGCGCGGCTTGTCGCATAGGTGTTATAGGTGTCGTCGATCCCGCCCATATAGGCAAAAAACGTATCGCTCGCGGTGATCCACGCCGCTTCCGCATCGGTTAGCCGGTTTGGTGCGGCAGGGCATGTGGCGATGGACGGGACAGCCATTAGCAGGCCCTCAGATCAATGGACCCAGCATCAAACGATGTGAGGCTAATCCTGATCGCCTGAACGCCTGCAACGCGGCGGGCGATGCCATTTATTGAAGCCGAGTTAGTTGCAGCGGATGGTGCAGACGAAAGATTGGCTAGGCCCACCACGCACAAGCCGCCTGTGGTATTGGCATAATCTGGAATGAAGATGCCACCGTAATAGGTATTTGCGGCGGATGTGCTGCTATATACCGATAGCACAGATGACCAGCTTGAGCCGTTGTGCGAAAACTCAATTTGCATCGCGCCCGTGGCGGTCCCTGACACCCCGTTGAACACCAAACACAGATTGCGATAAGTCGCCGCGATGGACGTAAATGACACGCTGGTGCCGCTGGTGGTGTTCTGCGATGCGATAGTCGCCCATTGCGGGGCATCAACGCCGTTTGTTCCATTCGTTCCCGCCGCACCCCTTGGCCCTGCCAATGAGATCAGCCAGTCGGTTTTTGTGCCGGAGCCGCCGATTGCCAGCACATCAACCGTCAGTGAGCCGGTGCTGCTGTTGTGCGCCGTCACCTGCCCGAACATATAGTTGGCAGGGTTCGCTGCCGATGCCGCGATGACAAACTGGCCAAGCTGGAAAATCCGGCCCGTTTCGATTGTAAAGGTCTTGCTGGCAACCGTGATGGCCAACGATGTTGACGATGTGGCGAGGAAATTATCGGCAGTGTAGGTTGTCGCCAGCGCCGTCGCCATGGCGTTCAGTTCGGTCGGCAGACCTTCCAGCCACAGGTTCGCAGCGTCGGCCTTGGTGACAAAAGCGTCCCCGGTATCAACCAGTCTCTGCGGGAAAGTGGGCGCGGCGGAAATCGTCGGCAGGGTCATCAGGTCAGCCCTTCAATGTCGATTGTGAGAATTGATTGCGTAGGATAGGCAATAGAAATATCAGCCTCCCTATAAAAGCCGAACAATGCCGTACTAGCATAGTCATCGGCCCCATACCACACAACAGGCGTGGCGCGATATGTCGCCAGCAACAACATGGTGTTGTCGATATCTGTATTATCGATCCAGACGGTGAAGCGCCCCTTACTCGAATAGGCGCGCTCGGTGATCGAATAGTTGCCCCATGCATCGGCTGTCTTGGTCGAATAATCGACGATGCCGAGCGATGCGCCGTAGACGGTCGAGCCGATTTCCCGGTCGAGCCCAAGGATCAGATTGCCCACGCCCACCGTCGACCCTGTGCCGGTCACCGTGACCGTAACAGTCACCGCGCCATATGGCGGGATATCGGTGATGACGAGGTTCGCCTTGCGGTCAATCGGCGCAAAGAAATACTGATACCAGTCATCAATGCCGAACGATGAAACGAACGTATGGGTCTGGTTATAAACCTCGGTCGCCCCGCTTTCGACGAGGACAGTCACCTCGCTTGCGCCTGAAACATTGAGAAGCGCCACCGATGTGATCCGGCTGGTCGTATCGATCACGACAACAATTTCGTCGGCATCGCTGGTGACGGTGCCCATCACGTTGTCGAACATCGCCCAGCGGTTTGTCGGGCCGGTGTCGAGCCACCATGCGGTTTCTGTTGCCGGGTCTTTGTTGAGATTGCCCGCTTGCAGGCTCTCGTAGATCCGGTGATTGAGCGACACGGTATCGGCCATCGCATAGGTCGTGCCGCTGTTCCACGCAGCCGGGGACGCCTCTGACACAGTGCTGCTGGTGAAGCTGGTATCGTCAACCGTGAAGGGCCGAATAATTCTCATGCGGTCACCTCAGTCGGAACAGGCTGATCAGCATCGGCGGTGATCGCCATGGCGTTGCCGCGATCCCACCGCTTTTGCAGGCGGGCGCTGTCGCCCGTGTTCTGGGCAATCGCCAGCAAGGCGGCATTCAGATCGGCGCGCATAGCGGCCATTTCGGAGCGCAGATCGGCGTTGCTTTGGGTCACGGTGTCGCTGCTGACAATCGAGCCACCAGACACCGGCACAATCGCCACCGGGATGGCAGGGGCAGCCTCGCCAGTCAGCGCGCTTTCGAGCGCGGCAATGGCATCATGCACCGACAGCACCGACTGATTGACTTCGATCAGGCCTGCAACCGAGCGATCGAGCGCGGCCAATTGCAGCGACTGATAATCCACCGCCGCATCGGCAGCCCCGATAGCCGTGTCGAGCGCCCGGGCGACGGCGGCAACATCGCGCTGATATTGCGTCAGGCTGGATGCGCTGGACTTGCTTGCGTCGAGGAAGGCGCGGGCAGCATCGGGCAGACCGGCAAGGCCAGCCTCGTTGCCGGTGCCTGCCAGCGCAGACGCCTTGATGAAGGCCACCTGCGCATTGCGGTATGTGTTGCCGAACGCCGCATCGCTGCCAAGGCTATTGCGGAATTCGCGCAAGGTGGCGGCGAACCCGGCAAAGCGATCATGCACATCCTTGATTGCCCCGGCCTCGCGGTCATAGGCGTCAGACAGGGCAGAGCGCGCATCGGCAATCCGGCTGGTCGTTTCTTCCAGCGCCGCCGTATAGGCTTCCTGCGCTGCCGTCGCGTCCTCTGCGGCATAGACCTGTGCCAGCATCCCGCGAAGGCTGGCATCGGTTGCCGCCATTTCCAGAGCGCGGCGCATCGCGGTGGCTTCGGCGGTGCGGCCTTGGGCATCCAGCAAGCGCAGCGTCATGTCGTTTGTCGCGTCGGACAGCACCTTGGCGGCATCGGCGGCATCGGCCTGATGTTGTGCCAGTTCGGCATTGGCAGCGGTGGCATCCTGTGCGGCCCATACCTGCTGTTGCAGGGCGACCAGCGAGGGATCAAGTGCGGCCAGTTCCAGTTGGCGCTGTGCAGCAAGCGCGGCGCTTTCATTGCCGAGCGCCCGCATCAATTCGATTTCCAGACCGGCGCGCTTTTCAGCCAGGGCGGCAGCGGCTTGGGCTTGCTCATTCGCCAAGCGCTGTGCTTCGGCCTGCGCATCGGCGGCGATCCGTGCGGCCTCTGCCTGTGCGTCTGCCAGCGACTTGGCGGCGGCGGCGGCATCTTCGGTCGCGTAGATTTGCAGCAACAGAGCGCGATTGGCCTCTGCCGTGGCCGCGATTTCGGCCTGCCGCTTTAGAGCGGTCGCGGCGGCGGTGTTGCCCTGCGCTTCCAGCAAGCGGATTTGCAGGTCTGCGGCTTCCTTGAGAATGTCCAGCGCATTCGACACGCCGCCAATCGCAGCGGCAGCATCCTCTGCGGTGTAGATCATCTGCAACAGGGCGCGGTTGCTGTCGTCGGTTGCGGCAAGCTCCTGCGCTCGCTTCATCGCGGTTGCGCCCGCCGTGTCGCCAATCGCCTCCAGATAGCGGATTTCAAGGCTGGCGCGTTCCTGCGCAATGGCGGCGAGCCTGTCAGCCAGTTCCTTTGCCGTGCGGGCGGATTCATCCGCTGCATCCTTCGCCACCTTGGCGGCTTCGGCCTGCGCCGCTGCCAAGGCTTCGGCGGCGGTCTTGGCATCGGTCAACTGATAGATCAGTTCTTTCAAGGGCCGCAGGCTGGCGTCCATCGCTTCCAGTTCGAGCTGGCGGCGGATTGCCAGAGCGCCCGCTGCATTGCCCTGCAGGTCGAGCAGGTCGGCGGTCATGCTGCGCGCCGTCTTGTCCAGTTCAAGCTGACGGGCAAGCGCCTGTGCAATGGCATCCTCGGTCTGCTTGGCGGCTTCGGCCTGCGCACGGGTTGCCTCTGCCAGCGCCTGTGCGGCGGTTGCGGCGTCCTGCGCGTCATAGACCTGCTGTTTGATGGCGCGGTTCGATGCGTCGAGCGCGGCCAGTTCATCGGCGCGGCGAGCAGCAAGAGCGCCGGAAGCATTGCCCAGCGCCTCCATAAGCTCGATTTCGATAGAGCGGCGCTGATCGGCAATCGTCTTGGCTTGGGCAAGCAGTTCGTCGGCAACGCGCTGCGCTTCGGCGGCAGCGGCTGCGGCGGCATCGGACCGCGCCTTTTCGGCGTCTGCGGCTTCCTTTGCTGCCGCTGCCGAATCCTGTAGCGCCCAGATGTTGAATTTCAGCCCGAGCAGGCTGGCATCCAGCGTAGCGACTTCATCCATGCGGCGGGCATTCAGCGCCTCTTGCGCATGGCCGGTGGCTTCCAGATATTCGATTTCGAGCGCGCGGCGTTCTTTGGCGACAGACAGCGCATAAGCGGTGGCTTCAGCGCGGGCATCAGCCAGCACCTTTTCGGCCTCGGCAGCATCATTCAGCACCCAAATCTGCTGACGGATCGCACGGTTGCTTTCGTCCATCGCGGCGAGCTGATCGGCACGCTGCGCTGCCAGAGCGCCCGCCGTGTCGCCCATGGCTGTCATCAATTCGATTTCGAGCGCCCGGCGATCCTTGGCGATGGCTGCAAGTTCCGCTGCCGACTTGCCGGTGGCTACCATCGCCTCATCCAAGCCGCCGAGATATTCGGTCACCTTCGCAAAAGCAGGCGCAACGGTCAGCAGGCGGGCGAACAGTTCCTGCCCTGCTGTGGTGTTCAGGTTCAGGCCTTGGACCACCGCCTTGAACTGGTCATTCGTGGTGACCGATGCCAGCCCGAGATTGTTCATTTCACGCTGCACAGCTTCGATCACCGGAGCCATGCGCTCGGCTTCGGTCAGGAACTTGTCCTGATAGGAGCCGATGCTTTCGATGAAGCTGTCCAGCCCGCCGAACAGGCTGATCAGATTCTCGCTGCCCGCGATCTTATTGGAGAAGCCGTTGCCAGAAACGTCAGCCAGAATAGAGAAGCTCTGGCCAATCGATGACAGCGCCACCTGAACGCTGGTGAAGTTCTTCACCACGCGCATAAGCGTCTGGTAAAGCCCTTCGCCCGCCTGCTGGAATTCCTCCAGACTAAGGCCGACTTGCCCCGCCTGCCACGCCAGCTTGTCGGCAAAGGCAGAGAACACCGCTTCGATCTCTGCGCCGATTTCGTCGCCTTTTAGCCCCTGCAAGCTGATCGTGATTTCGGTGTTGATTGCGTTGACGTAATCGGTAACGTCCAGCCCGAAGGTCTTGGCCGCGCCGATCACGCTGTCGCGGATATTGGCGAACACCAGCCCGATCTGGCGTTCCACACCGGCATCCAGCGGGTTCTCGGTCGTGGTGTAGCTCGACTTTGACGACACGGTGACGCCAAGAAACTTCTTGGTCGTGGTTTCCTTGACGACATTGTAAGCCGCCGCACTGACCCCGCTGGCGACCTCTGCCAGAACACCCGTGAAAATCTTGACGCCTTGGTCAACCAGCGTGCGCGTTGTGGTCGAGCCGAACAGCGCCCCGAGAATGCCGCTGCTACCAGTCGAGCCAAGGCCAAGGCTGGTGGTCGAGAATGCGCCGCTGGAGCCAAGCCCAAGCTGCCGGGCAAGCGCATTGGTCAGGCCCGCGATGCCGTCATTGATTGACCGCAGATAATTGACCTGCGCGCTGGAGAATTCCAGATCCTTGTTGGTATTGGCCAGCATCAATTCGAGCGAATTGCCGATGCTCTGGCTCTTGGCGCTGCTGTCGCCCAGCACAGTGCCGGTGCCCTGCGATGCCTGCATTTGCTCGGCGGTGGGGATATTTGGTGAGGCAGAACCGCCACCGCCGCTGAACCCAAGGCCAGCCATCACGCCCATCATTGCCGCGACCACCGGGAAGGCCCACGGCCCGAGCGATGCGAATATTTTGGCCGCGCCCTGCGCAACATGAATGCCGGTGCGGACAGCCGCGACAGCCGCCGCTGCCTTTTCGGCAATCTCAATGGCCTTGTAACCGGCTGACTGCTCATTAAACAGGTTCTTGGTCGCGCCGAGGATGGCCACCGTGCCATGCAGCTTGGCGTCGGAGTAGGCCCTTTCAGCCTTGGTGCGCGCCTTAATCTTGTCATCGCCGGTCAATTCTTCGGCGCGCTGCATCGCCAGCAGATATTGCGTCTGCGATTCCGCCAGCCGGTCCATCGACTTGGACATGCTTTCGATGGCCGATCCACCGCGCCCGAACACCTCGCCCAGATCGATTGACCCGGCCAGTTCTTTCAGGCGCTCCAGTTCGTCATTGAACGCGGCCTGCTTTACCCGATAATCATGGACCGCCTCACCCGCCTTCGCGGCGGCTTCGCGCTGGTCGTCAAAGATATGGGCGCTGTCCCATTTGAAATCCAGGGTTGCCTGCTTACCCGCGTCGACCATGAGTTTGGCGGTCATGTTCACGAGGTCTTGCGCGGTTTCTTCCACCCACTTGAGCATGGCCTTTTGGTAAGCCTCGCCAGCAGCATCGCCGCCAGCCTTGCCCGCTTTCGCGCCGCCCTTTTTGTTCTCCTCGGCAAGGCGATCCATGGCGCGCTTTTGTGCAGCGCCGGAAACGGCATCGGCAAAACCGCCGATATAGTCTGTCTTGAATGCGCTGGTGAAAGCCGTGGCAGCGGCATTGCCCAACCGCGACATTGCCCCGGCATACGGATTTTCCAGCGCGGCAACGCTGCCCAAAACGATATGCGGCAGTTTCGTGCCAAATGCCATATTGAGGCCGTCAACCAGCAAGTTGATCGGCGCAGCGGCCATCTGCACCATTTTGTTCAGCGCCGCAATGGCAAGGTTAGCCGCCGAATAGAACGCATCACCAAAGGCAGCCGGTATCTTGTCATAAGTCGCGGCGATCACCTTGGGAACGACATCGACAGCGCCGATCACAAAGTTGATTGCATTCTTGGTGTAAAGCTTGACCTTTTCCCAAACATCGCCGGTCGTGGTGCCGAAATAGGCAAACGCGGCGGTCAGCTTGTTTGAAAGATAATCGCTGATAACGTCATAGGCACCGAGCGCGGTATCTTTCCACGTTACATGGACCTTGCTGTTCTTGTTGATTTCATCGGCCATCAGGCCAAATGCCGCCGTCGCCAGACCGGCAGCGACAGACGCGGCCAGCAACAGCGGATGGGCAATCAGGAAGCTGCCGATCATTTTGCCGACCTGCGCCACCATGCCGCCAATGCCTACGCCCGCCTGCCCCATAATCTGGGCAATCTGCGAGCCTTGCTGCATGAACACCGTCATCGGCTTTTGGCCGCTAGTCAGGCCGATGATAACGTCGTTCAACTGGAACGACAGGTTCTGCATCTGATAAGCCGCCAGCTTACCGCTTGCGCCCATGCCCTGCATATTCTTAGCCGCGCCCGTTGCCGTAGCGGCGGAGCGTTGCGCGGCAGCGGCCATCTCGGCGGCAGCCATGCTGGCGGTCTTAATCTGCTTGCCGCTTTGCTCGGCCTCGCGGCCCAAACCGTCCACCGCCTTTTCAGCGCGTGCGCCCGCCGCCGTCAGTTTATCAAGCTCGCTTACCGCTTGCTTGGGCTGTGTGGCGTCAACCGCTAGGACAAGGCTGGCGAGGTCTATCATTTGGCGGGGAGCGATGCAAGATAGGCGCTATCGGCAGAACGGATCATCGCTATTTCCCATGCCGAAAGGCGTTGTCCCGTCACCCTTTGATACCCGTCAAAGTCATTGTACGCAAGCCTTGCCGGGCCGAAACCTGTATTGCCCCGGCCCGCGTGCAGCTCTAGAAACGTACGCCAGATTGCCTCGCAATGATCGGGCAGCGGGGGAGCATCTTCTAGCTGCTTAGGCATCTTTCCCGTCTGTCGCCAAGCCGCCATTAGGTGCTCCCTCAAAGGTTCGCCGTCATCTTGTACCGCGCTTAATTCAAATTGCGCCGCCGCGAATTCGGCAAAGTCCGCCGCGATCAATGCATAAAATTTTCCAAGTCGTTAATGGCTTCCGTCACCTGCTCACGCACCGGCAGGATCTGCTGATATACCTTGCGTGCGTTTTCGGCGCTGAAAGCCAATTCCTCGCCGTTCAATACGACGCCTTTCCAACCTACGGTAGCGGCGACCAGTACGTCGATATTCTTGGCTTCCATTTTGGCGATATCCGGCACTTCCTGCTTGCCGCGCCGGGCATTGAAGGCATCGCGGGCCATGTTCTCATTCGCCAGCGCCCGGATACGGTCGCGGTAAATGTCGCTGTCCTTACCGACCACTTGGATAAACACACCTAGCTTTTCACGGCTGACGGGGTGTTCGATTTCAATATCCACCGGCTTGTTACAAGCGGCGATGGTGTCGATAGACGACAGGTCAAATGCATTCTTGGTCATAGTTCTCTCTCCTAGTGTCCCGGTGGGCGGGAGAGGACACACCCACCGGAACAAGTGTTAACGGCGGCACCGCGCCACCGCCAATTCATTAAAGCGTTGAGTCCTGAATGGTGATAATGGTCTTGTCATTGGCGAGCGCCGATGAACCGTCACCGTTAATTTCAGCCACAAAGCTATGGGTCTTGACAATCTGCTTCTTGCCGTCATCGGCATCATCGCTGAATACCTTGACCTTGCTCATTGAGAAGGTGATGAAATCGGCATCGGCGCTGGTGTCGTCCGTAACCACGACAACAATGCTGATCGGCGTTTCGCTATCGAAATAAGCGCCGATGGTTTCATCCTCGTACAGCGCCGTGAACGAACCCGACACCTTGATATCGCCCTTGACAATATCGGTTGTCAGCTTGCTGCCGATGGTGGCTTCGCCGGGCTGAAGGCCGCCGTCAACGCTGATGGACATTGAGGTGGCAATAAGCACGCGGGTTCCGCCTACGATCACATAACCGTTAGTCGCGTTAAGCACGGCGGTGGTCGTTTCGGCGGTGGGCGAGGTCAGCGACTGCGAACCGGACTTGGTGCGGTTAAGCCCCATAAAGCCGAGGCTGATTGTAGCGTTGCCGGTAGAGGGTAGCGAAATATCGGCCTTTCCGCACTGCACGTCCGTGTAAACGGTCGAGCGGCTGATATCCGCGTTCCATTCTTCAAACGTGTAGTACAGGTTCGTATGGCCGGTAAGCGGCGGCTTGCTTTTCTTGCCCTTGATCGTGATGGTCGAGCTGGCAATCGGGCCTTCAGCCGTCAGCGCCGAACCGTTTACCACCAGCACCGTGAGCACGGTAGCAGTAACGCCGGTCACAAGCAGGTTGTTATCCTTTGTGCCCGCCGTGTAGGTGCCCGCCGTGATGCGGATCACGTCACCAATCTTGATGCCGCCCGCGAGGAAATCGCCCGAAGCGCGGGTAAGCGTGTAGCTGGAACCCGAACCCGCCGCGACGGTGATCGAAAGGCCGGTCAGTGCCGTAGTGGCGGTGAAGGCGTTGCGAGTGACGTTAGCGAGGAAATCCGCATAGGTTCCGCAGGACACAAGGCCCGATACCGAACCGCTGGTCTTTCCTACGCCGTAGCTGTCGCCCGTGTGCTGCATGTGTGAAGTGATTTCATTCGCGCTGAATGAAGCCTTCTCCATCTTGAAGCCGCCGGTTTCGCGGCGAAGCAACTGCCCGCCCGAACCGCTGGCGGCGGTTCCCTTTGCGCCCTGCACCTTGTACGAAAGCTGCTTGTAAACGCCTTGTGCTTGCGTGGTCATGTTACTAACTCCTTACTATATTTGCGAAAAACCGGACTTTGACCGGGACCATATAGCGATCATCGCCTATCTGCGCTGGCGCTATTTCCGGTGTTCCTTCAATAAACACGGTGACCCCGGAAGCGGATAGAGCGCGGCCAGCATAGAATGCGGAGCGTATAGCTTCCGCTTGCGTGGCGGCGGCGGCGGGGCCGCTATCTAACGGGTAAAGCAGGTTAACCTGCATATAACCTTGGTCGCGGTGGATGCGCCCGGACATCTCCATCGAAGCGGGTTGCGCCAACATCAGGAACACCGCCTGATAAGCCGTGCCGGGTACGGGCGCATAGGGTACGTTTTCCCATGCGGTCGCGATGGCCGGGCCAACAGCGGCGAGCGCAACCTCAAGCGCGCTACGGATCAGCACCGCGCTCATGTCGCCACCTTGGCAACGGCGGCCTTAACAATGTCCTGAAATTCCGTAACCGTACGGCCTACAACCGCCTGCGGCGCGGGGTGCTGGTGCGACCAGCCGTCCTCAATCCGCTGCGCATAGGGCACGTTATTGGCGAGGTAGAACATTTTACCCGCCGCTTCCTGCGGTATCTTTCCGGTGTTGGCCGATAGCGTTACGCCGTAGTCATGCCCGGACACAACGCCGTCGGGGATTTCCCCTACGCCTAGCAGCCAGTTGGCGCGAAAATGTCCGCCGACATAGCCTTTGGGAGGCTTGCTTTTCCAGAATGTCGCATCGCCCACGGGCGAGCGGTCATCAATGACGGTGGTGATATGCACCATAGTCTCGCGGATAACCGCATCAGCCAGCGCGCCAGCCTTATCCGCGAAGGCCTGCAAGTCTAAAGCGAAGCTGTCCATTATGCGGCCCTCCGCACAACGCAATCATAGATGATCGCCAGCCCGGCGGGTTCAATCTTGTCAACGGCGGTGATCGTTACAACGCCGCCGCTGGCCAGCGTCACATTGTCGTCAACATGCGGGGCGGTAAGCACCGCGCCGGAAGCATCAAGAGCGGCTAGCAATAGCTGCTGGTCGCCCTCAACCACGTTGCCGGTTGCCTTGCGGTAGGCGGACAGGGGCAGCACAACCGCGCTGGCGCTTTGTGCGCTGGTGGTGATCACCGCCGCGCCGGTTGCCGGGTTATATGTCCCCGCCGCGTTGCGGGTAATCGTTACCGCCTGCCCCTTGGCGGCGATCATGTTGGCGGCGGAAAGGCGCTGCGCAATAGTCATGTGCGCACCAATACCGCCATAGCGGCGGAACCCTGCAGGTAAGGCGCAAGCGCCATATCGGTGGCGCGGTACGTGGTAACCGCCGGGGCATATCGGTCGTATTCGGTTTCTAGCGGCCCCACCTTTTCGCGAACGACGCGCCGCTCCAGATCCGGCGCAAGGTCGCCCGCCAGCGCCTTGACGGCCAAGTCAGCGCAAGCGTTGACAATATCGGCGGGGATAGCGTCATAGGCAACGGGGAAGGCGTCAACCTCCACGCCGTAGCGAGGCCAATCCAGCGCCTGTGCATGCAAGCGGCGATATCCGGCCCAGCGGTTGCGATATGCCTGCCCCATGTACCGCGTTGCGGCGCGTAGGGCGGCCTCCTTTACCGCCGTGGTGCCTGTCCAAGTCGCGTTGCCGAAGGCGGTGGCACGCGCATCAGCAGCGGCGACGGAGCAATAAGCCTCCGCGCTTGCCATGCCCGTACCATCCTCGACAACTAGCGACATTAACTAACAGCCTTCTTTTTGCGCGGGAGTGATCCGCCGGGTTCCCCGTCGCCGTCGCGGTCGAGCGGGTCTAATGCTTGGTGGAAAGCGGGGTCGAAATCGTCCGCATTGATTTCCACAAAATCACCTTGGTCTTTGCCCCAAGGCCGGACTTTAACGGTGCGTTGCGTATCGGACATAGCCTAAGCTCCTAGAAGGTTGTCCGCCCTGCGCATTGACGGGGTAACGCAGGGCGGAACCTCTTGTTAGCCGAGCATCAGGGCCATGTGCTCCGGCTTGACGGCCTTAACGCCCCAAGCCAGCGCGACCTCGTACTGGACCTGACGATACTGCTTGTACATGCTGACCTCAAACGAGAGGCCCGAACGCGGGTCAGTGATCGTCTGGCGGTCGGCGGCGCTATCGCCTTCAACCGGCAGGGCCGGGGCGCGTGTAGCAAGCGCGATAGCCGAGCGGCAGAACGCCATGTTACGCGCGGCGGCGGCAACTACGGTGATTGCCTTGGTCGCGGCGGACATTGCAACGCGCAAGCCCGGTGCGGCAATGACAATCGAGCCGCCGTTGGACGTATCGCTATCGCCGGTCACCACCAGATACTTGTTGGTGTCGCCCGCAAAGGTGATCACGTCGCCAGCAAGAATTGTGCCGGTTCCGGCGGATGCCAGCGTGATGGTGGTAGCGCCCACGGCATAGCCCGCGTTGTTGGTCGTGGCGCTAGCGCCCGTGCCTGCGGTGCTGGTGACGATAGCCGCGCTTTCGCGGATCATAAGGCCAGCTTTGTTGATGATAACGCCTTGGTTCTGCATGGTGGTATCACCGGCAATATCATAGCGCGATTGCAGGCCAAGCAGCTTGGCCCCGGCGGCGGTATCAATGACAAGCTGCGCATCGGCGCTGTTGCCGTTGTCCTTCAGGATTTTCAGGACGTTTGCGGCGTCGCTAAAATCCCCGGCGGTGCCGAAAGGCGTAGTGCCTGCGGTGCCATATGCGCGGCTGGCATAGATGTGGAGCGCGGCGAGGTCGCCTTCCACTTCATTCGTCAGCGTACGCATGGCCTGCGCGAACTGCTGCACCATGATAGCGCTGCGGCCCGGTCCGTTGTTATCAAGGCCCAGCGACTGTTCGCCGTTCCAGCGCACCGGCACGCGGCGTGCCTTGGTGATGGTCATCGACACGTTGCCGATTGTCTGCTCGCCGTCATCGGGCGGGGTAACGGCGGGCGCAATGTCGCTGGCGGTAGATGCGGGAGCAACCGGACTGCGGACGGTCTGCCCTACTGCGGCGCGCTCGAAAGTCATATCCGCGCTAACGGCGGGAATAAAGCCGACCAGTTCGCGCGACACAACATCAAGCGCGTTATACAGGTCCGGGATCAGATTGGTGATAGTGTTGGTGGTCATGGCACAATGCTCCGATAAAACAGGGGGGTGGTCTAACGCTACATGGTCCCTGACCTATGCAGTCCCGTCCCTGACGGAGCAAAACGAAAGGCCCTGCCTATCGAAAGCAGGGCCTTTATCGCCTAAGCCTAAATAACTGTCAAGCCTAGTCCGTAACCGCGCCGCCAGCCTTGATATGCGCCGCCTTTTCAATATGCCCCATGCCGTCCCAAGTGGCGCGGTCTATGTCCTTTTGTCCGGTCTTTGCGCCTCCGCCGCCGTGCGCGCCGCCGCCCGCGTTAACCGGGGCGCTGACGAATTTCTTGCCGATGTCGCCCGCCGCCCATTCCTTGATCGCCGTCGCCACGTCCTTGTCGCCGTACATGGCCTTGCGGTTGTCGCCCTCGGTCACAATGGACAGGTTAGGCATATGCATGGCCATAGCGGCGGCAAGATAGGCCGGGTCCGTCACGCCGTTTTCGGATAGCACCTTGGTCAGCCCGTTCTCGGACAGCAGCCGCTGGTTGAACTTGCTTTCGCTTTCCAGCGCCTTGGTGGCCTTTTCTGCCGCCTCTTGGTTAACCTTGGCCAAGCGGGCGGATTCCTTGGCCGCGCCCTGCGCCTTTTCCAGCGCGTCCTCTAGGCGCTGCACCTCGGCGGGATCAATCTCTTGCAGCTTGCGCGCCTCGGCCTTGGCTTTCTTTGCCTCGGCCAGCGCCTCTGTAACTTTGGCGTCCATGGCTTCGATGCGGGCTTCCGCATCCTTATTCACCTTTTCGACGAATGCGATAACGTCCGGGTCTTTCATATCGAGTGGCATTGTTAGGTTCCTTTCCTGCGGATTTCACTTAGCTTCAACTCGCGCCCTGCACCGCTGATCAGGTCACGTACTGTAATTTTACCCTCGCGCATCATGCGGGCGCGGACAGGCCCGAACTGCGCATCCTGCTCGGCGGGGGTTAGCCTGTCGAAAAACTGCGCAAACGTAGTGCCCTTAGGCTGAAGGCCCTTGCTCGATACGCGGTCGCCTATCTGCCCGAACGCCGCCGATATGCCGGGGAAAGCTTCGTCCAGCGCGGTTGTGCGTGGAATAGGCGATAGCACACATCGGTCGTTCCCGTGGATTGGCGGCGCGATGAAATTAACATGTGTCCCCTTTAGGCGCTTGCCTTCTAGGTCCCATGATTGCCCGTCGAGCGCGGCGCAACGCTTGCATGTATGGCCGTCAAGCGTGGCTTGCCATTTTACGCCTAGGATCGCGTCGCCGTTGTCGCGGTAGACGGCCAGCCGGGCGGTATTGGCGGCGGACATAACCGCGCTGTGCACCAGCGTGCGCGCATTGCGCCGCGATATGTCCATAACGCCCGCTTCACCCGCTTTGCCGACAACGCGCGCGGTGATCTGGTCAACCGTCTCGTTATTGGCCAGCCCCTGCCGGACAACCGCCGCAAACTGAAATGCCGTATCATCGGCCTGCTTGCCCCACCACGCCGCGAGGGGCGCGCCGCCGAACAGCACTTCCACCCCCGATAGTGCTTTCGTTATAGCCGCGCCGGGCGCGATAACCGCTTGGATGCCTTGCGCAACGTGCGCCATGATGCCCGATATGTCAACAATGCCGCTTATCCCGCCGTATGCGGCGGCTATCGCCTTGTCGGTAGCGACAATCAACGCGTTCAGTTCGGCTGTGGCCATGCCCGCCGCATAGCGGGTGGCGACTAGCGCCTTTAGTTCATTTTCCAGCACCTGCAACGCGGCGGCGGCTTGAGCTTGATCGCCTGCCGCCAAGCGTTCCAATTCGAGCGCCTGCTTTATCACCGCATCGATCAGTTCCGTTTCGGTCATGCCAGCAACAGCTTTTGGCAGAGAGTCAACGCTTGGTCCGGGTCAAACCCCTCGCTTAGATATGCCTCATACAGCGCCCGGCGCGCATGGGCAATATCGGCGGCGTTGTTAGAGATAGCGCCCACCACTAGCGATAACTGCTCGAAAGCCGCCGCCAGCTCGTCCGGGCTGGGCAGGCTCATGCCGCTTGCATATCCGGCGCGGGCAAAGCGGGCGCGGGTAGCGCGGCAATGTCTATCTCTGCTTGGTGCTCCTCGTATGACTTGCCGCTGTCGATAATATCCGCCCGCTGCAACAGCTCGAAATACTCGCGCTCGCTGATCTTGCCTGCCTGCACGTTTGCCAGCAGCGCGGTCAGGCGCGGCGCATCCAAGCCGGTGGGGTTGTACTCGCGGTTGATCTGGTAGCTGATTTCGCCGGTAACGCCGACCCATTCGCAGAACACGCCCAGCGCCCATTCGATGCTTTCGGATACGGCAATAGCGATATCGGCGAGGATGCTATTTTCGCCCGCGCGTTTGATTTCCGTAGCGCCTAGGGTTTCCACCTGCTTAGTTTCGTCCGCGATCATCCGCGCACCTAGCACGGCCATTTGCTTTTCGATAGCGCATATCGCGGTGTCGATAGCGCCTAGTCCCGCCCCGGTAAACTCTAGGAACGTGGCCTTTGCGGTAGGGTCCGGGAATACCCAAGCGGCGCGGCTCCCGATATACATGCGCTCACCCTCGGCCTTGGTGTACCCGCTGACTACCGCCGTGGGTAGCGCGGACAGGTGCAGGCCGTGGCGATAGTCCGAATTGACCTGATAGTGCGCAATGTTTTTGTCGATAAGGTCGATCAGTGGCGGCTCGGTCATTTCGCCGAATATCTTAAAGGGCAGGTACGACAAGGGCGCGCCGCGCATAAGCGGGTAAAAGTCCGCTCCGACCTGCTCATCCTCACCGAGCTTGTTGATACGGTAAACCCGCTGGCGATAGAAACCGCGCGGGTCAAGGTCGAGTACGCGGTAGCGGGTTTCGCATTCGTGCGTGTATTCGTCCGCCTGCTCTTCCAGTTCGGCTTCCTCCGCCAGCACCGCCATGACAAGCTGGCGGCGGTTATCGCGGCGGGCATATCGCCAATTAATGATAGATCGCATCTCGTAGCGGTGGACTGCGGGGCGCAAGCCTAGTGATTCGGCGGCGGCCTGCGAGATAGGGTAGACCGCCGCGTCGACGGCGGGGAAGTCAACGAGCAAGCCGTATAGCCCGAATATCAGGCTATCCATCACCAACGCCTTGGCTATGTTGTCGAGCGATCTGCCCGCAAGGTCGATATCGTCAAGGTGCTCTTCGATAGCAGCGGGCGCATCGATAACCGGCTCTTTGCGAAAGGCCATGCCGGTGAGGCCCGCAGCGGTGCGCCATGTCGCGTTAAAGAACTCCGAACGCGACAAGCGGCCCTTGTAATCCGTATCGCTTTCGCCGGTTAGCTTGGGCAGGTACGTTTCCTTTTTAGCGTGTATCCGATCCTGCCCGGCGACGATATCCGCCGCCCTTTCCCATAGCGAGATAAGCCGGTCATAATCGGGTGCGGTTGTACGGACGCCTGCCATATCAGAAACCTTCCAGCGCAACGCGGGACATTGCCCGCCCCTTTATAGGGTATTTGTAGAAAAGGAAATAACCCGCCGCATCGTTTACATGATCCAGTCCGCCGCTTTTATCCGGTTCGCCGTTTTTGTCATAGGCCTGTTTTTCCAGCCCCTCGACAAAGGTGGGGCATTTATCCGGGTTGACCTTTAGGCGGCGGACACCCTCGCTATGGATAAGCTGGTTAACCGCCATCACGCGGTCCTTGATGTGCGGGTTCCCCGGCGCGTTCAACACGGTGAAGGCGGCGGCGCGCAACAGGGATACATCGCTAACGCTGGCGTCGTTTGACTTGCGGTTGCCGCCGCTGGCATCCGGGTAAACAAATATTGCATGGCCTTGATACCGCGCCTTGATGGTGGCGATCATGGCGGGTGTGTCGAATATCCCGGTTAGCTCATCAACCGCATGGGGCAGGCCGTCGCGTAGGACGAACACAACGGCGGACATTTTGGTAACATTGAAGTCCATACCGATGTGCAGCGGTTCGCTGGTCTGGATCGTGGTGGTGCAGGCGTTAAGCGCGCGGTCGTATTCGGCGTAAACGCTGCCCGCCGTCAGGTTGACGAACTCGCCGTCAAGGTATGCAGCTAGGAGATTGGCGGGATAGCTTGCGCGCAAGCTGTCGATATAGCCGGGCGGCAGGTTCGCGGCGTTAGACATGGTGGTGGCCTTGATTAGCCTATATCCGGGCGCGGGCGCTTTCTGCCAGCGATCATAGACGAAGCGGAAGCCTTCGGGCGTAGTGGCGACGGCAACGGTATTGAGCGCGCCGTCTGGTTTCTTTTGCCGGTTGCGGGCGATGGCCTTATTCCAGACCTCGCGGGCCTTTTCGGTGGGCAGCGTATCCAGTTCGTCGAGCACGCTATCAGCCACCTCGTATGCGACAATGCGCGCGGGGTTGTCCATTGTCCGCATGATGATGGATCCGCAATTGGCGATATCGATCACGCTGTCGTTTTTGTTGATGGTGAAGCGCGCCCGCATGCCTGTGAGCAATTCGGTAAAGCGCGGGATGGCCATGCGGGTGATCAGGTCATATGTCGGCATATAGTAGGCAACATCGCAAGCGGGGTAGGCGCGTTTCAGTCGGAGGATTCGCCATAGTGCCGCATGGGACTTACCGGCCCCGAAGCCCGCAACCATGGCCGGGAATTGTTCCGGCGCGGCCACGAAGTCCCATTGCGGGCGGGTAAGCATTATTCGGCGGGCCTTTCACCTAGGTGGATATCGGGTAGGCCGATCTGGCCCTTGATGTTCGCATCGAGCTTGTCGGTGAGGTGCCCGTAAAGTTTGGCGAGGCCCATAGTTGCGCTGATAGCGGCGGCGGGCGTTTCAAGGTCGCGGGCAAAGTCCCGATCCTGCATCAACATATCGCGGATGGTTTCGACGGTGATTTCATGGCGTGCGGCGTGCTCCGCCTTCAGTTCGCCCACCCTTATAGCAATCTTATTGTCGCTAAGTAATTTACATGCGGCAACATTTATAGTTGCTGGTTGCATTTTGCCCGCATTATATGCCCGCCTGTATGCTTCGGAAGCGTTGCCCGTTTCGATATAGGCAAGGCAGAACGCTTCCTGTTTGGGAGTGAGGGGCTGAGCCATGGGGCGGCAAGTTAGCATAGGCCAGCGCGCTTGGCTATAGCCCTTAGTCGTTGCCGTCCCCGAAGTGCGCAAAGCGTGTGGCATGGGCAAGCATCCGCCCGCACTCACTGGAATGATATGTTCCGCCCTTTCCGTCCAAGCGGCGTTTCGCGCCTAAGCTGGCGCAGAGTGCTTTCGCGGCCCGCAAGCTGATCCCGATCCTTTCGGCGATGGCGCGGTTAGTGAGGCCCGCACGTTTCATGCCCGCCGCTATGGCCCGCATTTCGTCGTCTGTGGGGGTCATGCCGTTAGTTTCGTTTTGGGTAGTCCGTATTTCATAACGGCGGCACCGCGATAGACCTTATCGGTTTCGCAAGCCACCATATCGCCCGCCGCCACCATATCGTCAATGCACTTTTCGATAGCGGCCCTATCTTCATAGCTTCGCATTCTCATCATGTTGGCTATGACGGCGATTGTGTTAGCCCCTTTCCTGACCGTATTCTTGATACGCGGTGGCATGGCGTCGCCCGGAGAGCGGTTAGTGAGGCCCGCACGTTTCATCCCCGCCGCTATGGCCCGCATTTCGTCGTCTGTGGAGGTCATGCCGTCCTCTGCTTACAAACTACAACCCAATTGTCGCCGCGATCAAGAATGGAAAACGACACGCCGCGCTCTTTTCCTATTGATCC